CCGTGGGATGGCGTATCCCGTGTCCAAGAGCTTCTCGACACGGTGGTTGCGGAAGACAAGGAACTGAAGGAAATCCTGATGTTCAAGTGGATGGTCAGTTGTGTCGCGGCGGCGTGTGGCCCCGAAGGGGTGAGCAGTGAGGGCATCCTCGTGTTTGTCGGCAGACAGGCTATCGGCAAGACCCAATGGATGAAGCGCCTAGCGCCGAAGGCGGACTGGTTATTAGAAGGCGCTACGCTGAACCCGAGCGACAAGGACAGCGTGAAGCAGTGCGTCTCTCACTGGATCTGCGAACTCGGAGAGTTGGGTAGCACGTTCAAGAAGGCCGACCTCGACCAACTCAAGGCGTTCATCACCAAAAGCCATGACGAGCTACGCCTGCCCTATGATCGCGGGTTCTCGCGGTATCGTCGGCGCACCTGTTTCTACGGCTCAGTGAACGAGAACGAGTTTCTGAGTGATAGCACGGGGAATCGAAGATTCTGGGTAGTGCGTGTCACCAGTATCAACTGGCGGCACAACATCGATATGCAACAGGTGTGGGCCGAGATCAAAGAGCAATACTTTGACAAGGGTGCTGGCTGGTTCCTCACCAGCGAAGAGCGCGAGCGGCTGAATGAGAGCAACGAGATGAGCAGGACGCAGAGCGCAGTCGAAGACTTGATCCTCCAGCACGTCAAGTTCGAGTCGACTATGACGCGCCCCGTGCAGATGACGGAGCTACTGCGGGACTTCGGCATCAAGGTGCCGAGAGCGGCAGATTTCAAGGAAGCGGCCCGCGTGTTGCAGGCGAATGGCGTGACGCCGCGCCGATCAAATGGACGCAAAATCTATGATCTCGACTGGGATCGCATCGAAGATGGGATAGGGGATGTCGCTCCGAAGTGGGGTGACTGACAGGGTACTACGCAGGGTACAGGGTAGGGTTTTGGCCGAAATGGCTGATTTGTAAGGAATGGGCTCGCTTACAAATGTAAAATTTGCGAGCTTACAAATTGAGGGTTTTTTGGAGAGGGTAGTACACTGTACCCTGTTGTTGAGGGTCGCAAGTGTTTGTTTTGACTAGGGTTAGTGACAGGGTAGTGTAGGGTACTTAAAACTATATAAGTGTAGTTTTATATTTACAAATAGATAATTTGTAAGGTGTAAACTGGCTACTATATAGAATGGTCACACTACCCTGCCCTGTACACTGTTCACCATGGATTGGGATGATGACGAAACGAGAGATTGAGCACGCCAAACGATTGAGGCAAGAAGGCAAAACCTTCTGGGAAGTCTCGCAGGCGATTGGGGTCGGCGAGGCAACGGTGCGGAAATGGCTACGCAATTACGAAAGGTATGGTGAGTCGCTCTTCAGCGAGCGGCCGAAGGAGATCGAAGATCGTGAGTGAGGAGAAGCGCAAAGTCGGCAGGCCACGGAAGAAGACACCACCACTCGCCGAACCGCCAGCACAGTTCGAGGCAGATCCCGAACTGGATCTTACAGAGATGCAGGCGGCATTCGTCTGGCACTACACCGAAGGCGCGTGCGGGCAGACCGAAGCGGCACGAAGAGCAGGGTTCGCATTCCCTGCCGCAAGCGCATCGAAGATGTTGGATGGTGAGACCTTCCCGAAGGTGACGCGCGCCGTCCGCATGAAGCAGGATGAGTTGCGCCAGAAGTATGCGATCACACCAGAGAAGACTGGCTCGATGCTGTGGAAGATAGCAGAGACGAGCTTCGAGACTGGCGCTTACAACGCGGCCGTGAGCGCTGTGAAAGAACTCAATCAACTGGCTGGCTTGACCATTCAGCGTAGCCAGAACCTCAACATCAACGCGAACATCGACAAGATGACGAAGGATGACATCAAGGCTCGGCTCAACGAATTGCTTGGCGTGAACAACGACTTCTCAAGCAAAGACCATTGACAGGTTAGTAAGTACTAACTTACATAAAATGAATAACAGGTTAGTAAGTACTAACTTACGGATTAAACCGTGTAGAGCCCCTCCCTCTTTGCCCCCCCCCAAAACTCGGGGAAATTCCTAAATTGCATAAGCGTTTGATTTTTAATTGCAAAACGCAATAAGCGCGGGGTCGCCCCGCCTCGTTTTTCGCGCGCAAACGTCGGCGGCCGGTCTAGCTGACGTAAATCTTCATTTAAGGAAGTTAGAAATGGCCCGAATTTGGGTCTCTATGGATTTGGTTTTTTGCGGTCAAATCGCGAGGGGGTAGGGGGGGTGGCACCCCCCTTGGGCAAAACGCGGCGTCGGCTATAGCTATAGCTGAGTTTGGCGCATTCAATACTCAAAAAAATTACTTCGGTAAAGTAGGTGGCCCCTCGGCCCCCAAACGCGGCAGGGAGTCCGCGCCTCTTGGGGGTTGCGAGCCGAGGGGCCAATTTTTGGGGCCCCAATGGGCCCCCTAATGACTAGAATTTTACGTCATTTCCTATACTATCGCGAAATGGTTGACAGTCGAAACAAAGGTGCCACCTTCGAGCGGGATATCGTCAAGCGCCTCAATGGTTTTTTTGAGGAGCATGGCCTTGAGATCCGTTGCAAGCGCAATCTTGATCAGTATCAGGCGAAGGATCTGTGCGACATCGAGATACCCGGCTACGCCATCGAATGCAAAGCCTACAAGGATGGGTGGTGGTATTCGAAGAATTGGTGGCAACAGGTTTGTGATGCGGCCGGTGATCGCACCCCTGTTTTGATTTGGAAGTTCAACAACAAGCCAATTCGGGTTACTCTACCGATCAGCGCCATCAATCATGGGTTGGAGTGCGAGGGCGTGGCCGTTGTATCATTTGAAGATTGGCTGGCCTTCCTTTGCGAGGGCTGGGTTGAAAAGCAGAGGGCCGCATGAGTCAATTTCGCCCATTCGTTGCAGGGCTCGATCCCTCTGTCGATATTTTCGAGGAGCCGCGTGAGTCACTGATGACGCCAGCGCAGACCGCGAATGTGGCGGGCGGTTTCGCGGATCCCTTGGGATTGATTGATATATTTGGGATGTACCCTGAGTTTCCCGAGCGCGGAGTAAGCGTTGAGGAAATGGCGATGGGCCCCAGATCGCCAAGTCTTTTGGAAAACATTCAGAACCGCGATTATCTCAACTCGATCTTGCAGTTGGCTGGAGTAGTGCCGGGTGCCGCTGGCACCAGCAAGGCGTTGCGTCAGGCATTGCGTGCCTATCATGGGACTCCGCATAGGTTCCCGAGGGGCCAGAGGGTTCGCAACAGAAAAACTGGCCAGACTTACGTCGCGGATCTTGATAGCCCAGTGCATCAGATGATCTTGGAAAACGGTGATTTCGAGCTAATCGGCGAGCCAAGCGACCTCGGGCTTTTCGATATGAGCAGGATTGGTCAAGGCGAGGGTGCCCAAGCCTATGGCCGAGGCTTGTATTTTGCAGAGGCCGAGGATGTAGGCAAGGGCTATCGAGATACGCTTACGCCAAGAGACATTGAGTATGAAGACGAGCTTTATCGCCGATACAAGCAGGCCGAGGCCGATCAAGACTACATTCGCATGGAGATGCTTGAGCGTGCCATGATGCACGACAAGCCGTATGAGTTCAGAGAGTTAGCCGCTGATGTTGATTACGACGAGGATTATCGAGAGGCCGCATCAAGAATGGCGGAGGAGATTGAAGAACTCAATCCAAACCTTGGATCTCTCTACACCGTAGACATCGACGTTGATCCAGATGAGCTTCTGGATTACGACATACCCCTCAGCGAACAAAGCGATTTCGTAAAAGACGCTTTGAAAAAAATACCGCGTGGCGATGTAAAAATAGAGCCTCACCCACTCCGAGAAGATAGATACAAAATCACAGGCACAAATTGGCGCGGTGGCAAAGTCAATAGACAGGCGAAGGATTTAGAGCAGGCGGAACGGGTAGCGGCAAAGGCCCGAGGTATTGATCTGGATCTCGAAGGCGATTTACGCGGGGGAGCCCTAATCGAGCGAGCGCCATACGAGCAACAAGAAGGCTTGGCCAATATGCTTCGAGAGGCCGGTATCAAAGGCATCAAATACCTAGACCGAGACTCACGCTTTGTGTCTTCATTGGACAGCGGCAAAGATTTGACCAGCAATTATGTGATCTTCGATGACGAACTGATTAAGATCGTAGATCGGAAACGGGAGGGCGGCG